GGTCCGCAATGAGCTCCACCTAAGGGCGGACATAATCCGTCTGGTGTCAGAGTAGAACCTATAACAGCACATGCCTGTCCTTCTACAATAACTGACTCAATAACAGCACCTACTATAGTACCACCGTGAGTGTTAACGTCGGTTCGTCTGGATGTTGCTGGCATTCTAGGCTCCTTTGGCTATTTGTATACCTGATGTGCCTTGTAAATAACTATCAGCGGCGTCCTTGGCAGTTATACCGTGAAACACTATATGCTGATTTTTAAGCACTACTGTATTTATTTGTGCAGTCATGCCCATTGGGACCAAAGCCATACCTTGTTGACTAGGCATAAGTGCTAGGGGTTTTTCTACTAGAAAGCCTTCTTCCTGACATTCCTGTACTCTTGCAATACATTCCTGTCCTGTTACTAGCATAAAAGTTACAATGTCGCCCTTATCATAGACAGGTTTATTGATTAGCATTTAATTCCTCTATTTTTTGTTTGATTAAATCTACCGGCACTTTGGCCAATCCTTGATAGCCACCCTCTACTAAAAGTTGTCCTTTAACATATAATTGTGGTACTGTTCTATGTCCTTGCCCCAAAACAAACTGTTTGGCTTCTTCATCATTACCAATATTGATTTCTTCAAATGGTATATTATTGTTCTCTAATAGTGCTTTTGCCTGTGAACAAAACGGGCAAAAGTCTTTAGTGTATATTGTTATCATAAAAACTTTTTAACCTTGTTGAATATCTCATCGAAGTTTACAACAATTTCTTCATCGTTATCGAATATGATACTGTCTTCTAAGTTTGGACAAGCATCGCATATACAGTTGTATTCTTCTGCTGAGCAATTACCTATATCATTAATATTTGTATAGGTGTAGCGTTTTTGTTCCATCATAGCTATCTCTCGACGAGACATAATCCAGTTGCCTAATAATTCGTACTCGCTGAACCATTTGATGTTTGGAGTAGGAACACTATGTGGATCTTCAGGAACATTATTAATTATCGCATCGAAGGGGTCACAGTTATTTCTTTTAATGAGCTCGTGTTTTAAACTTAACCAATCCTCTTTATATACTGGCATAAACTCAGTTACAAAACAATGAGGTGTTTGTCTCTTCATACCCAATGCGTTCTCAAGTGTTTGATAATATGCTGGACTGTGTGATTCGTTAGGCAGGATAAAATATTTTAATTTGTCCCCTTCCCACAGGTTGTAGGGATTTATACAAAAAGAGTCAGGGTCTTGTATAAGAATAACGTCAGCATCTATATAATCCAAACTAGCAAGTTTTAAAGCCTGTTGATATAACCAACTGTTTCTGTAATCGTTAGGTATCCACCAATTTTTTATTGTAGGATATAGGCTATCCATCTCACCATCGTATACGTACTTGAATTCGCTGGTGTCGAGATACTTTGAGAAAACTCTATCTAAGAAATGATTTTCTTCAGTAATCTCACAATTAGTGAATATGTACGTTTCGTCTATACCTTGGATATAGTGGTCAAACTGTAAACTTAGGCAGGTGTGAGGTATTCTATAGCCGGCAACAAAAACAGCTCTTGCCACCTTCATAAAGTCATGCCTTTAAAAGTCTCCTCGTTAACATCCTGCTTGGTACCACCAATAACGTAACTACTAAGTTCCACTTCTTGTGGTGCTACTTGTACCTCTGCACCAGCAATCCATTTTTGTGTCCAGGGTAATGGGTTGCTTTGTCCTACTTTGTAGTGACTGTCAACGCCTATTGCAGTCATACGTTTGTTGGCTAACCATTCAACATACTCACTGAGTAGTTGTTTATTGAGACCAATCATGCTTCCATCTTTGAATAGGTATTCTGCCCAGGCTTTTTCCTGATCCACGGCCTGTACAAAAATATCTTTAACTTCTTGCTCACATTCTTGTTTAATCTTTGCGAAATCTTTGTCGTCTGTTGGTAGTATCTTTAACAATGCCTGTGTACTTGCAAGGTGTACATTCTCATCACGAGCAATAAACTTAATAATTTTAGCATTGCCTTCCATCTTCTTAAGTTCAGCAAATGCCCAACTACACGCAAACGAAACATAGAAGCGTATGCCTTCTAGTGCGTTAACACTATTAAGTGCCAGCCAGATACGCTTCTTAAGCTCATATGCACTTACTTCAAAACGCTTGCCGTTCGCTGTGTGGCTTCCTTCACCAAACAAGTTATATGCTTGTGTGTACTGAATAAGTTCGTCGTAGTGTCCTGTAATAGACTCTGCACAATTTACAATCTCTTTGATGTCTGTTAGTTCATCAAATACTTTTGCAGGGTCGCTGTATACGTTACGAATAATATGTGTATAACTGCGACTGTGTATTGTTTCGTTAAATGCCCAAGTCTCAATCCAAGTTTCTAATTCTGGGATTGTGGCTAGTGGCAAAAATGCTAGGTTAGGTGAGCGTCCTTGAACACTGTCTAATAGAATTTGTCTCTTTAAGTTACTGGTAAAGATGTGTTGCTCGTGTGCTGTAAGATCCTTAAAGTCCTTGGCATCACGCATAACATCGACTTCTTCTGGTCTCCAAAAAAAGCCTAGTTGTTTGTCTGTTAATTTTTCAAACTGTCTATACTTTACTGTATCGTAACGCTGTACACTACTGCCGCCCTTTGGATCAAGGAAGGCTAACGCCTTAAGGTGGTTACCCTTTTGTTGTATGTTAAAGACACTCATTTTATTATCCTATATTACGCAACTCTCACAGGCTTCGTCGTCAACTTCACCTGGCTGTAGTTCTTCAAGTTTGTTTACGTCTATTTCTCCCTGCCCATCATAGGTATTGAAATAGTATAACTGCTTTCCGCCGTACTTATAAAACATCATGAGATGTCTTAGCATCTCGCTCATAGGTATTTTTTCATCTTCATACCACTGTGGATTGTAACTGGTATTAACGCTGATACCTTGGTCGATATACTTCTGAAGAACTGCCATGATCTTTAGGTATCCCGTAGGATCCTTTTGGTCCCATAGCAATTCATATTTATTTTTCAGTCTGCGGTACTCAGGTACTACTTGCTTGAGTACACCATCTTTACTTTGTTTAACACTCACGTAACTACGTGGTGGCTCTACACCGTTAGTAGCATTACTAATTTGCGCAGATGTTTCTGCAGGCATGAGTGCCATAAGTGTAGCATTCCTAATGCCGTGTTGTTTAATTTCTGTACGTAGATAGTTCCAGTCAAACTGTCTCTGCTGTGGTGCTACTAGTTCGTCTACATCTTTCTTATAAGTGTCAATAGGCAATATACCGTCTGCATACTTTAAGTTTTGGAATCCTTCACATGGGCCTTGCTCTTTAGCAAGTTCTAAACTGGCACTAATCAAATAGTAACTCCAGGCTTCTGCGTACTGGTCTACCAGTTCTAATGCGGAAGGATCATTATATGTTTTGTCGTTCTTTGCTAACCAGTAAGCCAAGTTAATAATACCTACGCCTAATGGTCTGTACTCACGTGTGGCTTCTTGTGCCGCCTTAACAGGGTAGCCCTGATAACTTAGTAGTGCATCTAATCCACGTACCGCTAGTTTACAAGGTTTCTCAAAATCTTCCGGGTTTTTAATCGCACCCCAGTTAATAGCACTCAGTGTACACAATGCTATCCTACCTTCTGGATCCTCAAAACTTTTAAGTGGCTTGGTAGGTAAGTCGATCTCGCAACATAAGTTACTTTGCTTAATAGGTGCTACTTCTTGCTTGAACGGTGAGTGTGTATTTGCGTGGTCAACGTTCATTAAGTAAACACGCCCTGTATCTTTACGCTCCTGCATAAAGGCAGTAAACAAATCAATTGCTTTGACTTTCTTTTTACGAATGCTTGTCTTACGCTCTGCTTGCTCGTAAAGCTCTTTAAACTTGTCGGCGTTAGCATAGAACGCATCGTACATTTCCGGTACATCATTGGGCGAAAATAGAGTAATATCTCCCCCTTGGATAAGTCTTTCGTACATTAATTTGTTAAATTGGACGCCATAATCCATGTGGCGTACTCTATTATCCTCTGTGCCTTTATTGTTCTTTAAAACTAATAAATCTTCTACTTCCAAGTGCCAGATAGGATAGTATAGTGTTGCCGCTCCGCCACGCACACCACCTTGGCTACATGACTTAACAGCACTCTGGAATAATTTGTAAAACGGAATAACGCCTGTGTGATAAGCATCACCGTTACGCACTGGCGAATTAATAGCACGAATACGTCCTGCACCAATACCAATGCCTGCTTTTTGTGATACGTATTTTACAATAGCACTTGCTGTTGCGTTAATGCTGTCTAAACTGTCATCAGTTTCTACAAGTACACAACTACTAAATTGTTTTTGTGGTGTACGCACACCTGCCATAACAGGAGTAGGCAGACTAATTAAGTGGTTACTAATAGCATCATAGTAATCATGCACCCACTGTAGTCTTGAGTCTTTAGGATAGTTTTGGAACAGCGTTGCCGCAATTAACATATAACACACTTGCGGTGTTTCGTATAATTCTTTTGTTACACGATTTTGTACAAGGTATTTGCCTCTGAATTGCTCCATAGCAACATAGGTAAAGTTTTCATCACGTTCGTGTTTTACATAACTGTTTAGCTTGTCCCACTCTTCTTCTGTATAACTTGTTAACAATTCACTGTCGTAGTAACCTCTTTCCACATTGGCTTTTACAATCCTGTGAAGATGCCAAGGCTCGTATTCGTTGTAAACCTGTTTTCTAATATGATAGTTAATTAGTCTACCAGCAACATACTGATAGTTTGGTGTCTCTTCTGAAATTAAATCTGCCGCACTTTTAATAAGTGTTTCTTGAATGTCTGATGTTTTAATACCGTCGTAAAATTGTAAACTGGATTTAATTTCTACTTCGCTTGCACTCACGCCTGTGATATTTTCAGTAGCCCAGATGACTACCTTATGCATTTTTTCTAAGTTGATAGGCTCCTTGTGCCCCTCACGTTTGGTTACTTGTATATTCATTGATGCCTCTAAATGTATTGTTCTAGTTCTAGATCCTGATGGGAATAACGGCACATGATCCTCAGATCAGGACTAACATTGTTTTTATTTACTATCTCCATCCAGTCGTAATTAAGTACATATTTTCCATCATCTACACTGACTATATAGCGATACTCGCCGTTCTCAAGTCCTATCACTACTTCGTATGTGTGTTCATTATGTCCACTAAGATATAAAGTATACATGATGCCAAGACATTTTGCAAGTTCGTCATAGCCAGAGTCTTCCAATAGTTCCCAGGGATCTGGAAACGTTGAACTATCTGTATAGTCCATCCACTGGTTAATTATTGGTGCATAGGACCATAGTTTAATAGTTTCGAAGATTGCTTCTTCAAATGATTTGGTTTGCATTTCTTTGCGAAACGCCGCCCACTCGCGGATTCGCTCAGAAGTTTTTTGGTAATGCCAAAGCATTAATATAGATATCTAATAGAGTATTTCATTGTGGCATTACTGCCAGTTGATGTTGTTGTATAGTTAATTGTACTTGTGTTACTAGCAAATGTAACTGTTAATGCCACACCTGTTGATGAGTCTTCTGAGTAATCATCACTGTAACCAACACTAGTACCGTGTCCTATTTTTAATGTTCCTGTTCTATACGTTGTTCCACGAACAATACTATAATCAATAATAGCACCGTGTGTATATTTGCTGTCTGATAAAGTAATTCCTGTAGTAGCGGCCACTGCTGTGTTGTCAGTCAGTGTAACACTTAATCCTGCTTCTTGTCTATGCGCACCATAGGCTACAGAATTGTCAGCTATCATACCATA